CAACCCTGGCCAAGGCATGTACATGGGCAACCCCATGATGCCTAACAACGCCAGCTTCTACATGGGTCCCCAAGCTGGTCAGGGCTACTTCCTGGCTGGTGAGCCCGTGATGCCTACTGGCGTTCAGTTTGAAGGCGTTAAGTTCTTCGAGTCGACCAACTTCCCGACCAAGAACGTTAATGCTTCTTTTGACGGCGGTTCTACTTTCCCCTCCCGTGAAGTGGCCCAAGGTTACTTCTTCGGTCCTCAGTCTATTGGTGTTGGTATTGGCGGCCCGAATGCTCAGGTGCTGATCAACAACAACGACGATTTCAGCCGTTTTATCATTCTTATCTGGCAACTGTATGCCGGTTTCGAAATCCTGAACAAAGATTTCGTTACGACCGCATTCAGCTTTGTGCAAGATGACGGCACGGTTTGATAACTAACGTATAAATTCACAACATAGGAAAAGATAAATGACCTATTTGTCTGCCAAAAAAATCTATCCAGGTAACTGGATTGAGCCTCTGAACGGTTGGTACAAGAACATCGATAACGATGGCAATGGCACCAACGATGGTTCCAAGGGCGGCCCCACTTCGGTGCTGGCTGTCCCTGGTTATCGCTACTTCCAGCAGCGTGGTTATGTCCCCGTGACTGCCACCTCTGGTGCAGGTGCTGTGGCATCGGGCAGTGTGATCGTTCCTTCGCCTTATCGCCAGGACGACACCCGTACTGACATTACCGGCATGGTGATCTCTGGCAGCAGCACCATCCCTGCTTACGTGTATCGCGCCACCATCTCCGTTGCCTCTGGCTGGGGTGATGGCCGCGTTGCTTCCGGTGTGTATGCCGCCACTGGTAACGTCATTACCTTTGGTCCTGGTCTGGTGTCTTCTGGTGATGCAGGCGCTGCTGTGTCCCAGGCTGACCTCACCTCCACCACTTCTGGTGATCAAGCTGGTGAAGTTTTCTTCGCCGCTGGTACTGCCGCCTATAGCGCTCAGCCTTTCCTGACCGCTACCGGTGCTCCTGGTGTGGCTGTGAATAACATCTACAAGCAGATCACTTCCTCCACTACTTACACCGTACAGGCTCGCGGTTCTCGTACTTCTACCAGCACTTCTGGTGGTTGGTACATTTCCAGTGGCGATGCCAACTCGGGTCGTACCGGTTACTTCGTGGTTGAAGTGTGCTATCTCCAGCCAGATGAAGCAGCTGGTTACGAAGATATCGACAGCTATCTCCTTGGCCGCACTGTTAGCTGAATAAGTTAAACTAGGACCAGGTTACTACTGGTCCTATGTCAACTCTTCCAGCAATGCTTTATCAGCATAAAAAAACAGGTGCAAGAGTCAAAGTTGTAAGCGAATGGGATAACGGCGATTGGTTCATGGTCGAAGATCAAGACGGTCGCCTTTATACCGCTTATAAAACCGAACTTACACCTGATGAAGATGCAACAAAAAAAGTTAAAGCTCTTCAAGTAAAAGATAAAGCTTCAAAAGAAGAGCCGCGCACTTTTCCACCCGATCACCGCTTGAACATTAATTCAGCTACTCCTCAAATGATCGCTGATCATATTAAGGGTATTGGATTAAAAACAGCCCGCGAGATTAAAGATCTTCAAATGTCCTTATCGGGTGAGAGGTTTAATAATCTTGAACAACTTAAGCAAATTAAAAGAGTCGATTGGGATGCGGTATTGTCTGCGGATTTAATTCGCGTTTGACACGCAACTACCCCTGGAATTCCAGGGGTTTTTTAGTCTTAAAATAAAAAATAAAACATACAATGGCCGAAAGATCAATCGTTGATGTTGGTAAATATTTACAGCAGTATGGGTTGCGTGTAGCGGAAAATCCAGCATTTGGTGGTGTAGGTGGCGGTCATTCCCCAACGGGTTACCATCCCAAAGGTCTTGCCATTGATGTGACTGATTGGCGCCCAGATATGGCCCCCGCATACGAAGGCGGCCCAAAACTGGACTGGAAAACACGCACTGGTAATCTTAGCTGGCGTGCAAAACAGCTTGGGCTGTTTAACGAAGCCCTAGGCCCTGGCGACCCAGGACACGACACTCATGTGCATTTGGCTTTGGCTGGTAAAAAATTCATTACCGATCCACAGCTGCGATGGCTTGCTACAGGTCGTACTGTCAATGAGAAAGGCGAGCTAACAGATGTAATGCCAACAGCATCAACACCAGCTATTTCCTCTGAAAACCCTGGTTCTGTTTCTAATCAACAAGAGCAGATGATGGGTTATTTAATTGGTTCTTTATTTGCAGGACAGCAAAAAGAAAGTCCTAGAACTCAGCTTAGAAGAGAATTAGTGCAACAACTTTCGCAACCAAGCTCCACTCCAGATTTATTCAACACACTCTTAAACTCTGAATCAAATCCTTATCTTGCTTAATTCAGATCATTTATAATTGAGAACATACGGAAGTAAGCTGTGCAGCTTAGCGACTTTGATAAAAGTAGAGTCCGGTATCATCTGGGCTACTTCACGGTTTCCGTGCCAGCGGGTGACTATGCCCGTTTGGAAGAAGCACTGAATACGGTCCCAGATTCGTACTTCTACGACAAGATCATTATTCAGATTGGTCGCTGCGACACAGCTGAAAAGAAGACTGAAGTTGCCACTTCGCCTTCTACCCGCCTTGAGAGTATTGCTGGTGACGTTGATCGTACGATCCGATCCAGTAATGCCAAAGAGGCACTCAAGGTTTGGGATGAGATTTATCTCTACGAAACCAACCGTTTAGCCGGCATCCTTTACGTTCCCAACTACAAGGATCCGTTCCAGGCTCGTTACCGTTACGAACGCTCTGGTGCTGAATTCATCCAGGCATTACCTGGTCCTGCCGACACTGCTGTTGGTTCACGCATTTATTTACATGAGGTTTGGAGGTAAGCATGGCTGATCTTTACAATTATGCCAATCAATTTACACTTGGGCAGCTTTTTCGTGGCGGTCAAAATGTTCTTCAGGGCGCTGCAAATCTGTTAAATCAAGCGGGCATTGGCACCCGAGGAACTCCTCCTAGTAACACCAAAGGAGCAAGGCCTATTGGCACACAAGCCGTATTAAACGGTAAACCTGTCTATTGGGGAGGTGATAATTATGGTTGGCAATCGCTGAATGGCACAGGAAGTAGCGCCACGCTAAATGCTCTTAATGTCCCTGGTGCCCAAAGTCGTTTTACACAAGATTCAGGGTTTCGTCCTATTGGAGGCACTCCAGCAGAACGTGCCCAAGCTGCAGAAACATCTCGCATTGCTCAACTTACCGCACAAGATCCTGAGCTTCAGCGTTATGAGGCTGCTCGTCTAAAGGCCGTAGCACCTGGCGCAACTGCAGAACAAGTGCAGTCAGCAGAAGACATTGGCATGCAGATGTGGGCAAAAGCCAATCCCAAGCTTGCAGCAAAAGTCAAGCCTGGTCAAGCCGGTTATGACGCCATTCAAGGTTCCATGGCAGGAGAGGCAGCCCGTGCAGGTTTTGGCTATCAAATGCCTGAGCAGATCACATTCACGCCTCCCCCTGGTGTCAACGTCCCCCAAGGTCTACCTTCCGTTCAGACCTTTGGACCGTCTTCCACCTATGGTACAGGAAGCCTTGAGGTAGATCCTGAACTGTCTAAAAAATTCCAGGCTCTTCTCAATCAAGCAAAATAATAATTCTTTGGCATTGCGTAGCATGTAAGCCCAACCTACTGGACACAGATCTTTGATCTACGGGGGCCAGTGTTGTTGCTTTAAACCCATGATTCTCTGTCCCAACTTTGTCAAACGCCTTGCGACCAAACTTAGCCTTGTTGTTGCATTACAAGCTGTTTTTATCCCTGGTCTCAAAGCAAGCTCAAATTGGGTAGGAGAAAGTTAAATCAAACGCTATGGCTACGCCTAAAGTTGGTATTCTTCCACATGAAGAACGGATGGCAATCATCCGAGGTGCCAGGGAGCTTGGATTGCATCCGTATGAGTTCGGTGCATTCTTATCGCTTGAGTCTGGCCCCAACATGGATCCTAATATTGTTGGGGGTGCGGGCGGTCGCCATAAAGGCTTAATTCAATTTGGTCAAAACGAACAACAACTCTATGGCATCTCTGGGCCTCAAACCAGGGCTGCCCAAATGCCTAAAGTTCTTCAATACTTCAAAGACCGTGGTTTTAAACCTGGTCAAATGGGTATTGATCGAGCATATGCGACGGTACTTGGCGGAAATCCAAACGTTTCATTGAATGCTAAAGATTCTTTTGGAACTTCCGTTGCAGGTGTTTTGCCCCGCTTCAAGCAAGGTGGAGATCTTTACAAGAACGCACAACGCGTTCTTGGTGATATTCCAGCTGATACGGAAATAACCCAACAGCAACCTGGAAAAGGACAAGACGTATCCACGGGTGGTTTCCTGCAAGGCTTTATGTCAGCCATGGCCGGTAATCAACCCAAGGAATTATCTGTCAGTGAATTACTAAGACAAGAAATTATGGGTCAAATCTTAAATCCTTCGCAACCAAACAAATCGTTTGAAAGGTTGCTTAACATGAATCCATACGGTTACAACACGTTAGAATTAACGAATCAGTAACAGCGCAGCAAAACCTTGGCATCAACTAGCACGAATAAGCAGCCGCTTCTGGTTGACCGTCCGTTGTTCGATACGGTGCGTGTAACCACGCAAACTGTTGGTAACGCAACAACAAACACATTGTTTGTGCAGGGTGGACAAGCACCGTCCATCCTTGTGGACATGGATGCTGCCCTGGAAGAAGACAATAATAATGGTGGTGTTATTGACTCTATTACGATCACGCGCAATGACTTCTATCGGGAAGCAGACTACGTTGTTAATACAACAACCTCAGGAACTGTCATCTCCCTGGTAAGCGGACAAATCGTTAACGTCACCTCTACTGGCGTCATCACTGCAACCACACCCGCCAGCGGTATTGGCTATTACACTTACACCGGAGCAACGACGCTTACCGGCGTAAATACCGCTTTTCACTACTCGGGTGGTACCTCCAGTGGCTTTACGTTTAACGGTGTAAATTACGGCACTCGCCCAGCCGTTACTTTTGTTTTCTACCACACGCGTAATACAACGACTCCTATTCCCGCATCGGGCGATTACCGCGTATTGTTTGCCAAAACCGTTCCCGCCAACAGCGGCTCGGTCGATTGCTCGGATCTTCTGCCGCAATTAGCAGCACCAATGCCACAAGCGGGTGTGACCACTGGACTTGGCTCGACTGCCCCTCTCCGCAATAAGGGCATCTACCTGGAACGTGGCGACCGTATTTATGTGGGCGTGTTCCCAGATGGTCCAAATATCTCGGGATATAACCCTGGCGCTCACGTTATTGCTCAAGGCGGATTCTTCTAAAAATGGCTAGAAAGAGTGGAAGCTCTTTTGGTAGTTTTAATGACACAAGAGCTTTTGCGGTCAATGGTGTCAAACCAATAACGACTGAGTTTTCCTTGGGCTCAATTCCTGATTCTTTATCTGCTGCAAACAGAGAATCAGCATGGGCGAGATGGAGACGCGGTTACGAGATAGCAACGTCTTCTTCCTATACAAATAATCTTTCTTATAGGTTTAAGTACACCGTTCCGTTTCCCGAAGGGTTCTTACCTAAGGGTACGGAGTATCCAGATATCCTCGGCTACTTTCAAGGATTTCCAACGCGGAGCAAAGAGTTTCGCATGCACTGGGCCGGTAAAAAAACACCTGGCAGTGTTCGTTTTGACAAACTTAAATCCTATGTTGCTCTTTTAAATCGCTATTCATTTGATCATGGTCTTTACGATTATGAGGATCCTGGTCAGTGGTTCGATGAAGAAGCAAAACAAACAAGAAACATCGATGCATATATTGGATCTGTTACAGAAGATGCCGACTACTGGTACGTCAAATTAAATGGCGTTTGGACGAAGAGCAACAAACTGCCTCCTCCGTTGTATGTGGACTTGGGAACAGGACTTGAAGGATTAAAAGCACTTAATGGCGAAGTCTTGGAAGATCGAATCCTGTCAAAAGATGGGACGATTATCGACCGGGATACAATCGATCCAACCACACAAAAAAGATACGGATACGTTCAGGCTGTTCTTGTTGATACTGATGAAGAAACCGGAATCCTCAAGTTTAAAAAAGCAGGATCTGTCGAAGCTACTCCCGATCGAGCACTGGTAAGTCCGGCTACACGTCCTCCAGCTATTGGACGTTACTTTATCACTGGCCCTAGGTATTGCTGCACATGTCAAGATTTCACACATCGGCAATACAGTTACATGATGAATTTAGGCGCTAGTAATAAACGCGCCTTTCCACGTTCTTCTATTGCCAGTGTTAAGCCTGGACGTTATGAGATCTTAAAGAATGCAGGAGTGGTTGACAATGCTTTGATGACAGACGCCGATGTTGACCGTATTCTTCAGATCGTAGCCCCAGGGGAGGAATTTATTCTTCCTGATACGGTGACAACGGAAAACATTGTTAATATCTTGGCGGCCAGAGACAACCCAGGTGTTTACAGTGAATTTGGCGCTTTGTATACAAGGTCTACAACTAATCCAGGATTAAGCGGCTCTGCGGCAGAAGGCATGCCGTCATACGAAGACTACTCTTCTGTTACCGTGCAAACAGATGCAAGTGCTATACCACAAATTCAGATAACATCATTAAGCGACTTTTGGACGCCTGTATTAGACGAGTTGCGTTACTGCAAACATATCTATGCGATGCGTTTTCAAGATGACGTTTTTCCTCCAGAGCCTTCTGACTTTCCTGTTGGAGCGGGAAGCATGGCCGCTTGGGAGCAGGAACTTGTTGCTCAAACACAGGAAGAGCAGGATAAACGCCTACGTAAATTATCGATTGAAGCGTTTTCTTATATGGACGTTCCGCCTTATAACGCTCAAGCGCAACACATGCAGCCTATGTTGCAACGTCTTTTTAATATTCCTCTGACTTATATTAAAATTAGTGGATTTACCATGTACGACAAGAACGGCACGGCGTACAGTCCGTCCCTTGGTGAAAAACCAGGAACTTAATAATTTGTTTTAAAATAGAAACAACGAGCGAAAGACAGTGCTAATCCTTGGTTCCACCACAGATTTAATTCAGGTTGTTACTTCTAGTACAGCATCGCTAGAAGTGCATGCTTCCTATGTCGATAACGACAATGGTGTCATCAACCCCGAACGCAAAAATACTGTTATTTCTTCTGCTACAACAACGACAATCGTTGAATCCCCTGATGAGAATATTCAACGCAATGTAAGAACGCTTTACTTTAAAAACGAATCAGCCTCTGTTTCTAATACGTTAGACGTTCAACATACCGATGGTACAACGGTTACCACGGTATGGGAAGGAGCGCTTGCCGCAGGTGAAGAATTAGTTCTAGATCAAGAAGGCAATTGGCATGTCTATGACGCCAGTGGCCTAGAAAAAGTCTATGCCATGATTGGCCCTACGGGACCAGCAGGTAGTCCTGGAGGAGCCACAGGGCCTACTGGCGTTCAGGGAACAACAGGTCCTACCGGTATTCAAGGGACGACAGGTCCTACCGGTCCGCAAGGAACAACGGGTCCTACAGGTGTTACCGGTATTCAAGGTGCTACTGGTCCACAGGGAACAACAGGCCCCACCGGAATTGCCGGTCCGACAGGTGCACAGGGAACAACAGGAGCTACTGGCGCACAAGGCATTACAGGTCCCACGGGAGCTACTGGTCCAGAAGGAGCTACTGGTCCCACTGGTATTGAAGGACCTACCGGTGTCGAAGGACCCACAGGTGCACAGGGAACAACCGGTCCCACTGGCGTACAAGGAACAACAGGCCCCACCGGAGCAACAGGTCTCCGTGGAGGCGTACGTTATAACTTCAGTACTTCGACAGTTAATGCCGACCCTGGCACAGGTGTATTCCGTTACAACAGCTCTACAATCTCAAGCGTTACATCCATTTACATTGATAATGCAGATGTCAACAACACTAGCCAAGCGGCGTGGATTACTTCGTGGGATGATTCTTCTTCCTCAGTAAAAGGTTATTTAACAATCAATGATGCCACTAGCAGCGGCACGTCATTAAATATTTTCCGCATTACAGGCACTGTCACAGGGGCAACGGGTTATTACATTATTCCAGTCGAATATGTCATTGGGTCTCTTCCTGGTGGTGGCAGTCCTCTGACAATTGAATTTTCAAGAACCGGAGACCTAGGAGCAACAGGTCCCACTGGTGACCAAGGAATAACAGGCCCTACTGGTCCATCTGGACCTACTGGCGTACAAGGTCCTACAGGTGTCCCAGGAGCTACCGGCTCAATCGGTATTACCGGAGCTACCGGCCCTATTGGCGCTACGGGTATTCAGGGGCCCACTGGTTCAATCGGTATTACCGGCGCTACAGGTCCACAGGGAGCAACAGGTGTTGCAGGTCCTACAGGTGTAACTGGTGTACAAGGAGCTACTGGCCCACAAGGTCCCACTGGTCCTGGAGGCCCAACAGGCGCCACAGGCGTACAAGGTGCGACGGGAGTAACGGGGCCACAAGGTATTACTGGCCCAACAGGAGCCACTGGTATTCAGGGTGCCACAGGTGCAGCAGGTTATTCTTCAAGCTTGTTTAAATACAATGCAAAGACATCAACCACAACAGGCGATCCTGGTGCAGGCTATTTAATTTGGAACAATGCCACGCAAACAAGTTCCACAAGCATTAGTGTTAGTCATTTAACAAGCGACAGCGTTGATGCTGATATCTTTTTGGCTTTATTAGTTCAAGAAGAAAAGTTAACAATTCAAGATCAAAGCGCAAGCGCTAACTATCAAACTTGGAAGATCAATGGCACGCCATCAAATACAAATCCTGGAGCAGCAAACAGTTACTGGACGTACCCCGTAAGTCTTGTGGCTTCAGGCGGTACTGGCACATCTAATTTTTCAAATAACCAAGCTGTTTTCTTGGCGTTGGTTAATGGTTTATCTGGACCTACTGGCCCCACTGGAGCTACCGGTCTGCAAGGAAGTACAGGTCCAACAGGTGCGACAGGTATAGCCGGTACAGCAGGGGCGACAGGAGCCACAGGCCCACAAGGTGCTACAGGCGCTATTGGCATTACTGGTGCTACAGGAATCCAGGGTGCCACAGGTGCCACCGGAGCAACAGGTGCAATTGGCATCACAGGTGCTACAGGTGTTCAAGGTGCTACAGGTGTCCAAGGTGCTACAGGCGCTATTGGCATCACAGGTGCTACTGGTATTCAAGGTGTTACAGGTGCTACAGGGCCCACTGGCCCTCAGGGAACCCCTGGTGGGGCAACTGGGGCCACGGGAGCCACTGGTCCAGCAGGTACAAACGGCGCCACAGGTGCTACTGGCCCCGCTGGTACAGACGGTGCAACGGGTCCAACAGGTGTTACGGGCGCGACAGGCCCTGCAGGCAGCGGTGGCGTCTCCCTCGCGAGAATTGATACTAGATATTACTTTCCCTATGGAGTTAATGCTGCTTCTACTACAAATGTAGTAATAACCGCAAATCGTGTTTACTATACAGCTTTTGTTAATACAACGACAACGACTTGGACCGAAGTAGGAATGAGGGTGACGACTGCGGCAGGAAGCTCTGCATTGCGTTTTGGTGTATATGCAGCCGGCTCTTCTGGCTTGCCAACAACATTACTTCAAGATTTTGGAACAGTTAGCTCTACTACAACCGGAACAAAAACAATTACGATATCATACCAAATGGATCCGGGTGTCTATTATCTGGCCTACACTTCAAACGGCGCTCCAACACTGGGCGGTTCGTCACTTACTGTTGCTTCTGTGACATTTTTATATGGATCACATAGTGCTGGGGTTACAGCTAGCATTGCGCTTTGGTACGAAGACCCTGGCCTAAGCGGTTCTTTGCCAAGTACGGCAAATACCTCACTTTCTTTCCAAGATACTAGCCTTGTCAGGGCATATCCCTGGTTACGAATCGCTTAAAAAGCTAACCATGCAGCTTCATCTAATTGGCCTGTTCCACACGCGTACAACCCTAGATTATTCGCACTGCGCATTTACGGGAAAGGTCTTGCGTTTTCCCAAGATGATGCAGCGTTTTGGATATGAAGTTATTGAGTATTCAAATTTTGACAGTGAGTCTACAGCTGATGAGCATGTAGAAATTTTAAATAAAGAACAGTTTAATTCTTTCTTTGGTAAACGTGAGAAAACTGATTTCTTTGGAGATCACGCCTGTGTTGGCAGCCCTGCCCACCAGTTATTTGAAGAGCGTTTAATCGTTGAACTACATCAACGTGTCAAAGAAAAAGATATTATCTGCCATCCGTTTGGACACGCACATCAAAAACTTTTAGCCGAGTTCCCTAATAATCACCACGTTGAGACTGGTATTGGCTATCCAACTTTGATGCCGAATACTTTTCGCATCTTTGAATCATACGCATGGATGCATTATCACCAGGGGAAAGAAGACAGACAAGGGCGTAATTACGAGTGGGTTGTGCCTAACTACTTTGATTTAGATGATTGGGAGCCAAATGAAAAAAATGGAGATTATCTAGCTTTCCTTGGCCGCATTTGCAGCGCCAAAGGAATGGACACCATTCGTGCCATTGCAGATTATAGTCCGTGGCCCATCATTCTCCATGGACAAGGAGATCCATCCCCCTGGGCACACCCCAACATTTTTTATGAAGGCCCCATCTCTGGCATGGAGCGTTCCAACTTTTTGCGTAACGCACGAGCCGCATTGATGCCAACAAACTTTACTGAGCCGTTTGGGGGGAGTGGTGTAGAGGCAATGTTATGTGGTACTCCGTTGATTGCCGTTGATTACGGTGCATTTACAGAGACCATCGTGGATGGTGTCACAGGATTCAGGTGTCACACGCTTCAAGATTGGATTGATGCGATTGAAAGAGCAGGTGATTTAGATCGAAAACAAATTGCACGCATCACAAGAGAACGCTACAGCCTGGAAACTTGCGGTGAGAAATATGACAAGATTTTCAAGGACATCAATGCGTTATGGGACAAAGGTTGGTATCAACTGAAAAATCATGATGTCATTGATTACACCAGTCTTGATATAGAGGAAAAACCCTTTGCCAAAAGGTTAGCTCGCTGGATTGACGATGCTTACTTTAGTCCCGATCTTCTGATCGATCTTGGTTGCGGACCAGGGACTTATGTTGAATGTTTTAATGAACTAGGGATTGATGCAATTGGATACGATATTGATCCACGGATAGAAGGTAAGCCCAATCTTTTTTGCCAAGACCTTTTAACTGTCACGCCTGAGGAAAAGGCTGGCGTAGTTTTGTGTATGGAAGTAGCTGAGCACATGGATGAATCCAAAAACAAAGAAATCATCCAAGCTATTTTGCGTTGTTTAGCACCAAAGGGAATTTTAATTTGGACAGCAGCAGCCCCTGGTCAAGGTGGGGTTGGCCACATTAACTGCAAACCAAAAGAATACTGGAGAGACCTAATGGATAAAACACCTGGTCTATGTCATATGCCAGGGATAGAAGACGCTTTAATAAAAGACATGAAACGAGGGTATCACATGGGTTGGTTTGTACAGAATGTATTGGTATACTGCCAGCAATAAAAAACAGCTCTACAATTTGTAGAGCTGCCATACATCCTCTTATCCCCGCTTTGTAATGTAGCTTACACTGCAACAGGCACCATACCCTGTTTATGCAGGTGCTTCCTGACGGCAGACACATTCCACTTATAGCTGTCCCTGGACATGGTGCCAGGGAATGCCGCAAAGTGAGGACCAAGCTTCAGTGTGCCGTCATCGCGGTACTGGAACAGAGTCTTCTTGTCAATACCCAGAAGTTGTTCTGCTTGCTGGATTGATACCCAGCCGGGATGCTTAGCCATTGGAGTGGCAGTGGTTACCCTTATAACCTACCGCGAGTCAAGGGCTTGTCAACGCCTTTAAGGAAAGTTTTATCTCTTTGTTTTACAGAGGAACATATGTGGGCAAACTAGAATGAATTAACGGCAATTAAATAGCATGTTTTGCAGCCAGCACGAGCCCCTCGCCCTGCTAGTTGAACTAAAGCCAAAACTTGCAAAAAAACGTTTCAGAGAAGAGATATATAAAGCTTGGGACCATAAATGTGGCTATTGCCAAGAGCCGGCAACAAGTTTGGATCACGTAGTACCTCGTTTTAAATCTGGTTCATCTAATCGAAATAACCTGGTTCCTTGCTGTCGACGTTGCAATTCAAATAAAGCGTCTAGCAATATGGAGGAGTGGTTTAAGCAGCAAGAATATTTTACGGAAGAAAAATTAGCTAAAATAAAAACCTGGATGGAAAATGAAATCATTAACCTATCTAGCTTCAAAGATCACTACCTTGCTTCCTGATGGCTTCTTTTACTTCCACGGTTGTTAATGGGCAACCTGTTTTGAAATATCTGGAAACAGATAATGAAGAGGAGAATGCTATTGCCGCAGATATTGCCCAACGCTTTAATGCGGCTTTACCAGGTACCTATAAATCACAGCTAGCAAACATACAAAACAAGTACGGTAAAGATATTGTCAAAAAATATATTCCCACAGAAGCTTTAACTGCAATTACAGATTTTTATAAATCAAAAAACGTATCGACGAAATGGAATACAAGCAATGGAGCAAAGCCCCCCGTGGGCGAGTTTGATGCTACTTATTATTCCAAACAAGTGCCAGACGTTGTGCAGAAGTGGAAAGAAGCAGAGAAAGCAGTGGAATTTGGCGACCAGTCTCTGCCAGATGTAGATATTACTGAGCGATATGACCCAGACACTTACCTTCAGTACCACTACACGACAGTTGGCAAGCACTCAGGTATACGCGCAAACGAAGTACAAGATCTTCAAACTGCAAAACAATACCAAGAAAAGTGGGTACCAACTGACAGAGAGCAACAGATCATGCGGGACACTCTCTTGGCAAAGGGAGCAGGGGAAACTTCTTTAGTCGAAAGAGAAACACAGAAATACGTTAATGAACAAGGCGAACTTCGTTTCAACGCATTGGTGTCAGACACCCTAAAAGAAAGCCTTAACGAATTAAAAAAGGCCAAATGGAAAGAGACTCAGACTGACTTCATGAGTCGCATGCCAGAATTCTCGGAAGTTTACAATTTAACTTCTAATTTATCCAATTCGATTTTGGGAGATACGGGCATTGGTGGTTATTTAAATATTATGGGAGGAAGTAAAGCAGAAGAAAAAGTAACCAAAGGTTTAAAAAATGCCCTGGGAATGGGCAATAATGTTCAATACAACTGGCAACAATGGTTTGATAATACACTAACAAAAAGATATGAAACTCTTGAAAAAATACAAGACCCAACAGATGCAACCAAAGAGTATGAACTCGACAAGGAATTTGCAACGCGCTATATCAATGACTACTTAAAGCCACGTTTTGACACTTCTAAGTCAATGTCGGAATTTGTAAGTTATTTGGATGTTCTTGAGAGCGAACAAAATATCTTGCAGACTCAGACAGTGTCTAACAAGCTGAAAGAATTAGGTACGTTAAAAGCACAATCATTTATTAAAGATCTCGCTGCTACTGGCGCAACTCGTTATTTTGATCCTGAGTTTTATTTTAATCCAGGGGGGAACGACGCAAAAGCAAGCTTGTATCAGTTGCAAAAAGATAGCGTCGCAAAAGATTGGGATGCCGCCAAGAATAACCCAGACACTATTGCTGCTAACGGAGTGAGCTGGAGTCAGCTTGCTTATCAGTACGGTGTCGATTTGAACAATAAAGATCAATTTGCACAACTACATTATCAAGTCCTTGGAAAGGATAAACAATATGATGCGGCTTCAGATGCACTGACTAATAAAGACTTGATAGATTTTATTCAGAAAGATCTTGCGACAACATTATCAGAAGCAGAGAAAAACTATGGCTCTAATGTGTTTTTGGAATTTGTAACTCCGGAACAAATCGCAGATGTTTTGCTCAGCGGTCTAGACCCGGCCAAAACACCAGAAGCCTGGAAGGAAACTCTCAAGCAATACAACATTGAAGATACAGGTCAACCCATAGAAGAAGTTAAAAAACTGTTAATGCAAACAGTTAGAACAGTTCCCGCTGAATCAATTCGAAATGCTATTGAACAAATCAACAAACAAAACAAGACACCAACCCAGGAGTTACTAGGAATTGAATACATCCAAAGACCTGAAGACGCAAAAACCGTTAAGTCAGAAGGAGAGACTACTTTATATAACGTATTCAAGAACGCTGGTTTCTCTGGAACTGAAGATGAATTTTATACCAATTTTATGCCTGATGTGAACAGGAGTGAAATGGCATTACTAAGTCAGGGACAGAAAGGCACGGATACCGAAGGAAGTGTCTGGGCTAGCTTGAAGAGCAAAGATCCTTTCGAAGTGATGGGAGCCGCCGAGAGTTTATTTGATACAACATCCACTAAACCTACAACAACTTCTACCGCAAAGACAAGTAAAACGTCTGGCTATCTTACAATGTTGGAAGATGAAGATGCTAACGCTAAATCAAAGAGCGGGCAACAAATCTTAAATGAATTTACATCAATGTTTGGCGGGTTTAAATTCTGATGTCTGATACACATAAGCGGGCAGCAAAGGCAGCAAAACTTGCGAAGGATTCCATGCATTGCAATAAACCCCGTCGCACCCCTGGGCACAAAACAAAATCACATGTGGTAAAAGCGTGCGAAGGAGGCGAGGAAAAGATTATCCGCTTCGGACAACAAGGCGTAGAGGGAGCTGGTAAACACCCCAAAACAGAGAAAGATAAAGCACGTAAGCGTTCGTACTATGCCCGCCATAACGCCCAGGATCCCAATCCTGAAAAGATGTCAGCACGTTACTGGAGCCACCGTGTCAAATGGTGATTTCTCCGCTAAGCTGCATGGGCTGATTACTTTCCAGCATGGCCAAACCCAAATCAACCACCACTCACATTGAGGGCAAGCCCAAGACCACTTCTATTGGTCAAGGTCAAAATAGCCGTCCTGAACGCCGAGGCAAGAAGAAGCTACGCGGCCAAGGTAAATAAAATTTATGTATATTGGGAGTAATAATGATTACTCCCATGTCGGATCTTTCGTGTGCTATTAATTTAATTCGTAAATACGAAGGATTCAACGAAAAAGCTTACCCCGATCCGACCACTGGCGGTGATCCCTACACCTTTGGGTATGGCACACAATTTTACCCAGACGGTTCCCCAGTGCGAAAAGGGCATTGTTGCAGTAAAGAAAAAGCCTTGGAATACTTGTTTCACGAGATTAACTTAATCGAAACACAGCTATTAAAACTTAACTTTGGACTAGAAAGCCACATGCTCCAAGCTTTGATTTCATTTGTGCACTCAATCGGCTGGGAACCTTTTTTGTACACAAGCATCATCGACCATCTTGAGCTGGAAAACTACGAGAGCGTTACTCACGAAATAAGTCGATGGATTTTTGATGCTGATCATAAAGTCATCGGGGGTCTCTTGGATCGGCGCAGAGAAGAAATTGATCTATTCCTCCAAGGGGTCAGCAACATTCCCGGCTGTGCCAACGGTGTTTTACTGACTGCCTTCCGTAATTACACTGCATCTGCAAAGCAGGTTAACGCAATTAGGCAATTAGAAGAAGCCATCAATCCCTATGTGCTCTCCGAATTTGCCAACAACTTCCAAACAGAAGAAGACCCTTGGGGGATTGAGGAAGATGACACATATTTATTGTTTGACAGATAGACTTAGAATAGTTGCATCTGAAACATGCAGAGAGGAATGGAAGAGTCAGTCGAAGCGAGAGAGTACGAGCTTCCATTGGAACTGCAGTTCTCTATGCGGAAAGCAGAGCTTGCGGCACGTGAGCTAACCTGGGACGAACTGTATTACGCTCTTCTTAACCTGTACCATCAACGACTGATGGAGTGGTACGCGATCAAGTCTCTCCTGGAAGACGAGAATATCTCAATTGATTTTGACATTCCAACTGACTTGGAATTAGAAGAACTCGCCGCCGCATGTACATACGACGACGAGGATGATGACGACGAACTTCAGCCGTTTTGAGCTTCGTCAAACGCAATAAGGCGATCTAAGTACCACTGACCTTTTTTCAGTGACTTGGTACCGCCTTTCATTCGTTCACGCCAGCCATACTTCATTAAATTGCCTTTGCAATAACCACGGAATTCTTCCGGTGTTAAAGCAGCTTCAATTGCTTCAATACATTCAATTTCGCCATCGGTGTAGTGGGGAGGATGATTCACTTCGTCCCCTTGAACTACGGGCGCGTTTTCTTTAACAGCCCAAGGTACCGGGCAAACGCCATCCTTGCATTCCATGGCAGGTTTATCGCTGAATACTGTAATCTGGTCTACCGGATCAAACCACGACGTTTTGCCGAAAGCATCTGTTCCCTTTCCCCCGGTTCCGGTAGTTCCAGTACCAGTGCTTTCGGGCGCGGTGAAGCTCCAAGTGATAGGCCCTCCTCCATCGATGGGATGTAACCCGTCGTTCCTAGACGTTGACCCTCGAGATTCAATGGGTTCCTTTCGAGTCCCTGTTGGCATGCAACTAATCCTCTGTTGTACATGTCATACAATGGTACGTCATTTTCTTCGTTATCGAGAGGGGCGCCAAAATCTTCTTCATCAAGACAACGGCACTTCACTTCGTCTTGTACAAAAGAGTCAAGAAACCCAGCGGCAGAATGCATCACGGCTAAACATTGATTCAGGTCTTTTACAATAATAAGATGGCAAACATTTAAGACTTTGAAAGCAAGTCAAAACTCTGGTACATCAGGAGCCGAAGTTTCTGATTTGCGTCCGGAACAGGCTTATGACACAGATCTGCGTCGCCTGGATCCAGAAGAGCGGTTTGCTACAGAGAGCATTAATGACAATCAAGAACGTGTTGCCCGTTACATGAAAGCAGCACGTACCGCTGGAGCATATCAACAACGCACCGGTATTTCAGAGCCCTCCATTCGAGGGAAGACTCCCAGGTCCAGGGCTTCTATTGAGGGGACAGAGCTTCCTACTACTGGAGACTCAGGGGGGCGCAGCGGAGCAATTGGCTACGCCCGAAAACCTAAGCCTAACTTTGGGAAACCTTTTGTCTAGACCTGGGAAAAGACCACATTGTTAGGTTGGTCTTGATACTTACCTTTTCGATCTTGATACGTGGTATGGCAGGGGTTGCCACGATAGAACAGTAGTTGTGTAATTCCTTCATTGGCGTAAATGCGATTGAAGAGTCCAGTGCAATTACTGATCTCAAGCGTCAGGTAGCCTTCCCAACCGCTTTCGGCAGGTGTAATGTTGACTAAGATTCCCGACCGCGCATAAGTTGATTTACCTACGGCAACAACGGTGACATCCCTAGGGAGTTTTAACCGTTCTTGCGCAACACCAAGACAGTATCCGTACGGAGGAAGCAAGAAATATTCGCCTCGTTCGTCTTCGAAAAGTTCAGCTGGCTTAAGAATGTCAGGATCAAAGTTCTTTGGATCACAATCCCCTGCTTGCACTTTGCCAAAGATTAGGCATTGCTTGGGAGAAAGACGGATGTCATAGCCGTATGAGCTAAGGCCATAGCTCAAAAGTTTGCGTTCTCCTTCTTTGTTAATCAGACGATCAACAAAGGGAGCAATCATCTCCTCTTCTTCAGCAAGTTTTTTGATTTCCCAGTCGGCCAGGACGCTCATAAATCCTTGGAATCGTCCTTTAGTATACCGAAATTAACAGATGACTCTTCCCTTTTCCGAATAAATTTCTACAAAACGTTCGATAGCTGCTGTGCTGTCGTTTATAGGGGGAAGGTAGACGATAAAAGAAGTGCAAGTTTTATGTGGCTTTACCTCCCCCTTGATGTTCCGCATTAAGATTGGGGCAGTTCTTAAAATGCACACCGGAAAATCAAAGATCTTTTGTTCATAACGAATCATGTCAGGACAGTTGGTGAAATAAATTCCTTGCTCTACTTCACCAGCAATCCACTCGCGATATAAACGTCGAAACCAAACGGCATGAGACGAGGTAAGTGTCATGGATGACGCCCGTGTCATTTTCCACCGCTGGTTCTTTTGATCCCAGAAGTAGCAGCCACTTGGAGGGAAGAGGTAAACTTTTCCAAACCAAGGTTGTGCATTCAAGCCGTCTTGCGATGGAGTGTAGTACTCTTGCGCACCAACGTATTCATTTGCAATTGCAGAGCTGGCCACGTCTAAATCAATACCGCCCATTACAGCATTGGCAGCATTGACAAGATCACGATTTGTAATTAACTCAGCATCCTCACGTCTAACTGCAGTTGCAAATCCTGTCATTTTTATTTTTCCGACTGTTCGTTATAGTCTATTTCTAAATAGCGAATGCCTGCGCCATCGTTGATGAGGTAGCCAGCTTTTTCCTGTGGATCAATCTTTTGAGCAGCAGACAGGATACGACGAAACGTTTCGGCCAGATCTCCGTTGTTTGCCTGTTCTTCTTGTTCTTGTGCAGAATGAATTTCTTTTAACGTCAGGTAAAACATGGTGCGATCTGAGTTGGGCTGAAAACACATGACACCTGGGCCCTCTGCTTCCCAGAACTTTACATAGAGTCCTCCCATGTCACCAAGAATAAGCTTCATGGTGGCGTCGAGCATTTTGCTGCGCGTCTCATCCAGCTCTGGGCCAATCACAGAAGTGATTAATTTTTCGCGGCGGTTCATTTTTCTAGTAATCCTTGTCTTTGAAGCGATTCTACAAGTTTTTCCGTTGGCTGGTACATGACGACAAGCTTGCCCAGAATTCCTCTTTTCTTAACTAGCTTTCCGTTTTCATCACGAACTTTGTTGAATTCGCCTGAACGGATAAGATATTCAGCAACGCAACGTAACCGTCTTTTTAAAGGCAGTTCCGCCTGGGGAAATTTGCCACATATTGTGTCAACCTGCATGTCCTTAAAGGCCAAACGCAAGCGATTTGCCAAGGTCATATTGGAATTTAAATCCTCCTGTTCATAGTTCCGCAGATTTTCTAAATAGCGCTGGAGGCAACCATTATCAAATGATCCTTCAGGGGGAAGGAACATTTCGACTTGTAAAGCCAAGGAAGAAGGAAGCGTCGTTTTGTAGTTTTCGGTTGAAACTAAGGAAATATCAACCCCCTGGAAACGATGGGCCATTATTCCAGCCGCCCAAACGGACGTGGCGCATAAAGAGTATTGCCTTGTCGAAGGTCGGCAAAAGAGCACTCTTTATTTTTTGCAAATGATTGGATCAGCCGATTCCATGGAATACGAATCAACGCTTTTCGCTTGTGGTCTGGGGATACATTGACATAATGAATGCCTTCTACCCAGCCCTTGTCAGGGGTTTTGCGTCCGATTGAAATCCAGTTTCGAATCGTCTGATCTGAAACACCCAATCGTTTTCCGCATTCTTCGGTTGAGATGTACTCATCGGCAAAAGCCTCTGGAGTCAACGTAGTTGTTTCGCCGTCTGCATACCGACTATGCCATAAAGAAGAAAGAACGTTTTTGATTCCCTTTAATTCATAAGCAATGTCTTCAAGACCCTTGCGCATTCCGTATCGCATAACAAAACTGTTTTTTAAATGCTAAGGTATGGGAAAATCTTTTGCGTCTTATGGAAGACCAGATTCCCCCCAGCCAACAACCAGCTCGTGTCCCTATTCAACCAGACATTACGCCTGAGCAGCTAGAACAGCTTAAGGCCCGCGCTCGTCAGCTAGCCATTCAGCAAACACTGGCACAACAAGCAGCGACACCTGCGCAACCGCAAGTCATTTATGTGCGTCGCAACTTGACCGTTGCAGAACTCCTCCTTGTAATTCTACTTTCTTGTGGAATTGTAACAGGAGTTCAGTGGGGTTGGTCAACGGTTTCCAATCTTTTGCCGCGCATTGAAGTAAAAGTACGTTAAGTAATTGCATTTATAATAAGTAAAAAGAGCGCGTAAAAAGTACGTGAGCAACCGAAAGATTAGTGAATTTCCATCCATTAATGCGGCGGAGATTGACACTCAAGATATTCTGACGCTTGTTCACGTATTTGAGGTTGACCCTACACTGCGCAATCGTAAAATTACTTTTACGCAGTTTCGCGCTTATCTCGATCAATACTACGCAAACGTAAAGATTGGCCAGGAAAAAACTCCGGCCAGCGCATCTGCTACTGGTACCAAAGGAGAAATTGCCTGGGATAGTGATTACATTTATGTTTGCGTTGCAACAGATACCTGGAAACGAGCTGCATTATCAACTTGGTAATTAAAAAGAAGGAATAAACAATGGCATTCGGTACTCTAAAAGTAGACACGCTTACCTATACGGACGGTATTGGGGAAGCCAATATAACAGTCTCAGGTATTGCAGAAAATCTGGGACGAAACCTAACAGTTACCGGGACTGTATCCGGTGATGTTGTCATTGGGGGTACGCGGGTTTACGGCCTTACAGTTACTGGCGTCAGTGGTTTATTTACTACGGTTACGGGAACAACTTCTCGTTTTACAACACAAAGCGGTGTAACTTTTACTGGCACCACTGCTAATTTTGTAAGTGGTGTCTTCACGACACAAGTATCAGGCGCCGTTATTACTGGTGATACAGGTCGTTTTACAACCTTTACAGGAACAAATGTAAACGGTGTAACGGCAGTATTTACGACAGGTACTTTTACAGAAGTATCCCCATTAGCATCGCTTACTGTAACCACAGGAATTGTTGGCAGCGGCAGTGCCGCAAGTCCTGGACTTATTGCGATTGGGGACGTTGATACAGGTTTATACTTTCCAGGAACCAATCAGATTGGTATTGCAACAAGCGGTGTTGGACGTGTCCTGGTAGATAGTTCCGGCAATGTAAATATTGATAGCGGTGTTTTTTATATTGATGCTGCAAATAATAGAGTTGGTGTTAATAAAACAAATCCAGCAACAGCGTTTGATGTTTCTGGGACAGTTACTGCATCAGGCTTTACAGGACCATTAACCGGTAACGCATCTACTGCGACCACATTACAGACTGCACGTACTATTAACGGTGTTAGTTTTAATGGTTCTGCAAATATAACGATTAGTGGTAGTACAACTAATGCGGCCACTTTTGACGCAGGCGGAACGGGCGCTACTGCTGGAACCACATTTGACGGAAGCGTTGCTCGAACAATTTCCTACAACACAATTGGCTCTCCAAGTATCTCTGGCTCCAATGCAACTGGTACCTGGGGAATCAGCGTAAGCGGAAATGCTGCAACCGCAACAAAACTTGCAACTGCACGCAACATTAACGGTGTTGCATTTGATGGTACGGCCAATATTACGATTCCCGCAACGGCCGCTAATGCTGTTACTTTTAACAATAGCGGCACGGGAAGCGCTACAGGTATTACCTATGACGGTAGCACCGCAATTACTGTTTCTTACAACACACTAGGTGCTCCTAGTGCCACAGGCGCAAATGCATCTGGCACGTGGAATATTGCAATCCTGGGCAATGCAGCATCCGCCACTGCTCTACAAACAGCACGCAATATTAATGGAGTTAGTTTTGATGGTACTGGAAATATCACAATCACAGCCAATACCACAAATACTCTTACGCGCGGTTCTTACTTAACAGGAGACAGCTTTAACGGATCACTTGCAACTACATGGGCAGTAGATGCAACAACTACCAACACGGCAAGTAAAGTTGTTGCGAGAGACGCGTCTGGTAATTTTGCAGCGGGTACAATCACAGCGTCTTTGAGTGGCAACGCATCTACTGCAACAATATTACAAACCGCACGTACAATTAACGGCACTTCTTTTAACGGTTCAGCAAATATTACAATTACAGCGGTAAATCCTTTTTCTCATACAAACGGATCTTATTTAACCGGTAGTGCGTACGATGGATCCGGTGCTGTTACCTGGGCTGTTGATGCAACATCTACAAACACCGGAAATAAGGTCGTAGTCAGAGATACTTCTGGTAATTTTGCCGCAGGTACAATTACAGCAAACCTTACCGGAAATGCAAGCACTGCCTCAACATTTCAAACGGCACGTAATATTAATGGCACTTCTTTCAATGGATCTGCAGATATTACGATTACAGCAAACACTACAAACGCATTGACATTCAACAACGGTGGAGCAGGTGTTCTTTCAGGAAGTACGTTTAATGGCAGTGGTGCAGCCACGATTTCCTACAACACCATTGGTGCACCAAGCACAGGAGGCGCTAACGCCACTGGTAATTGGGCAATTAATATTACCGGTTCTGCTGCAACATTAACAACGGCACGCACATTTACTATTGGTAATACTGCAAAAACTTTTGATGGCTCTGCAAGCGTAACCTGGACATTAAATGATATTGGATGCGGAGACGTATTTGCCACCGGTATCCAAACACTTACAAACAAGACAATTGCAGGCGGTATTTATACAAGCACTGTTGATGTTACCGGCTCTTATAGAAGTGGAATTACAACAATCGCTGCCAGTAATATTGATTGCAGTGCGGGAAATTATTTTACAAAAACCATTTCATCAAACACTACTTTTACGATAAGCAGCGTACCTGCGAGTCGCGCTTATTGTTTTACGCTTGAATTACAACATGACAGTGGAGCAGTGACATGGTTTTCTGGTGTAGAGTGGCCAGGGGGGATTGCACCAACGTTGACAGCTGGCAAGACTAGTTTGTTTATCTTTGTTACTGACAACAGCGGAACACGTTGGCGCGGTGCATTCTTAGCTAATTACACTAACTAAAATGGATCCAATTTCCACACCGTTATTAGCGGCTTCTCAGAAAGAACAAGAATATGATGGCTGTATTGCCATCACCTGCGGCAACTCTCCATATATAAATGTTTATCCTTTTACGCGTGCAAGTGGGTTTGGAACAAAATATAGCAACCCAAGTACGCTACCAAACAGCGGAACATTCCAAGCGCGTTCTGTAATTTTTACAACAGATGGAACAGTAATTGCTTGGCCTTCTAATACCGCTGCTTCTCCTGCAAATCTTTTTTTCTACTCCTGGTCAAAAGCTACAGGCTTTGGAGCAAGAATAACGCAGACTTCGGGACCTACAGCTAGTAATCTATATGCTTCAGCTACGACAAAACCTTCTGAATACGGCGGGGGATGGCACTACATATTATTTGGGGGAAGCGATGGATTGATTTGGCGTTATCACGTAGCAAGTGGATCCG